CGGGATACGACGATGTGGTCGTTTCCCACGCCATCGTAGATCGATTTCTGCGTGGCATAAAAGGTGAAGCGATAGACACCGTCGCCCAAGTCTTCGATGTCCGCGAGGCCCGATACATAGGTGTCCTGCACGATGGCAGGTTCTGTGAGATTGATGCCCACCCTGGTGGTTCCCTTTGTTCTTATGAGTGTTCGCCCTTACGGGAACGAAGCAAGCACAACTGGTCTGACCAATCCAATCACAAATCGCGTTACAAAGCGGGTTTCTCACAGCGGTATGACAATCATTCATCTTTTGTGAGTTCGCATGGTTTCCAATCCGTAAACGCGGAGGCAGCCCAATGAGCGCCGAAGCGAAAGACATCGCATCCAACGTCATCGACACTGTTTCGGGCTGTTCCTGCGATGACTGTCTCGGCAATGCCAGCAAGATCATCGCCCGCGCCATCATGGTCGAGCGCGAACGTTGTGCACAGGCCTTTGTCAGCGTGGCGGCTGATGCCGCTGACGGAAATCGCCCGCTGCCACTCGACATCATGAAGGCGGTCGTTCGCGGCATCCGAATGACCACTCTGGAGCCAGCGTGGGGACCGGCAGTCAGAGCCGCGACGCGCGAAAGCCACGCAAGCCTCTACGCCGCTCCCGGCCAGCCAACAGGTGAATGAGATGACACCGCGCGATCCCGTGTTCACCAGACCGACGCTCTCAACCTGGATCATTACGGGTTTCTTCGTGGCGTTCTGGTCGATGCTTCTCGGGCCGTTCTTCATCATGGCGATTTTCGCGGGGCAGGGCCAATGACCACGTTGGCGCTCTGCTACGTCTGCCTGTCCTTCGGCGCCCTTCTCGGCTGGTGCTTTCGCGCCATGATGGAGAACGCCCGATGACCCGGCCATACGATCCGTGGCAAAAGCCATCGCGCCAGCTTCCAAGCAATCTGAGATCGGTGCCGCTTCCTTGTCGGCCTAGCAACGAGTTGGCAACGCACTCGTCCGGTGTGAGCGTTGCAACCAATTCACCACCAGTCGTCATCGTTCAAGTTCGAATGCGTCTGGATGAACAGCACGTTCAATTCCAAACCCTGCCGCATTTTGACGCCTCCACAAGCCCAGCGGCGGGCCACTGGCGGGAGCAGTTCAAGCGCGTTCGTCGCTGCTTCTCTGCTCCCGCATTTTTCTTTGGGGGAGCCAAATGAGTGAGGTGTGGTTAGACATTCTTGGTTATGAGGGGGTGTATCAGGTTTCATCGGATGGTCGCATTCGCAATAGCAGCGGGGCAATCCTCCGCCCCCATCTTGACCATAAGGGCTACCTCAGAATTTGGCTGAGATTGCCCGGTGAAAAGAAAAAGTTCCTCGTTCATCGCATCGTTGCGAGTGTGTTCATCCGCCCACCAGAGGATGGCGAGCAGGTAAACCACAAGAACTACGCCAAGACAGACAACCGGGTTTCTAACCTTGAGTGGTGCACTGGCGAACAGAATATGCGCCATGCCTTTGAGCGCCGTGGCTACCATGCGTTTTCCTCCAGTCGGAAGCTGAGTTTCAAAGCAGCTCAGCATCTTAGGGACATGGCATCGCGTGGAACACCGATGGGTGATCTTGTCTGTGCGTCTGGCCTAAACAGGAACACCATCAAGGAAATCCTGGCTGGCAGAACATATAAGTCGCCCATGCCATGGGAGGACGCGGCGTGATCTGGTCCGTCTCCCAACTGAATTTCTTCGGAGTCTTTCAGGCGCTCCGAAATCCTTTTCCAAAGCCGCGCGTCCATGACGCCAATCAAGCGCGCAGCAGCCTCGCTATCAGTCTCATCCTTTCGTGGCTCGTTCCGTTTCATGGGCTCAACCATGACGGAAGGAATGTCGGAAATGTCCGAAAAGCTGTCGGAGAAATCAGAAATGTCTGAGTTGGTTTTTGCGTCAACCATGATGCAGACGCGCATCGCGCCGCCCGGTTCTGCCGGGAGCAAGGGGGAACGGCTGCGCAATGCGGCCATTGCTCTACGGTGGAAATTCAGCCGAGCGCGCGACGTTTGGTATGCGGATGAACGCGTGTCGCTCAAGCCCCGGGAACTACGAAAAATCGAGGAACTAGCTGGTGTCAAATTCGGACAACAAGAAGTCAAAGAAACAGACCGCCTCATCGACCGAGCCGACGCTCTCCTGGAGGGCCAACCTGCGCATTTCCGTGGCGCGTTCATTGCTGCGATGCGCGCGTTCGCTGGCTCTCTGGATAGCTCCAGAATTGATTGACGACGAATAACCCCCAACCCCCTCCACAGAGAGAACCCCGAGATGGACAAGCACCCCTTAAGCACAGCGCGTGGCATAGCAGTTGGCGTAACCCTCGGTGCTCTTGCTTGGGGCTTTCTCGTTGGCGGTTCGGTTGCGGCGTTTGCTCACGATGCGAAGCCTACCGCAACGCAGCCACTCGGATGGACCTACGACTATTCTTGCTGCTCCACTTACGACTGTTCGGAGGTGAAGGACAGTTCGGTCAAAGTCACCAAGGAAGGCTACCAGATCGCCACGACCGGGGAACTGATCCCGTGGTCAGACAAGCGCATCAAGCGTTCCAAGGATGAATTCTACCACAGGTGTACGCCCGGTGGCAAAGTCGATGCGCCGCGCTCCATCTGTTTGTACGTCCCGGATCGAGGCCTGTGATGGAAGCGATCCTCGTCATCTTCGCCTGTGTCTCTGGCGACTGCTTCCCCATCGTCGGTGAACAGACGCCCATGAGCCAGTGCATGGCGACCTCTCAAGCTGTTGCCGCTGATTGGCTCAAAGATCATCCCGGCTACACGATAAAGGGACTGTCCTGTGTGGACCCCAAGCGCCTCGCCGCCATTCTCGGACGGGGGCAGGCATGACAACCGCATCCCTCGAATTCGTCCCTCTAAAGCAATTCTCGGAACGCATCGCGGAGGGCTGGAAACTGGTCTACACGCTCACACCGGCAGACTACGCCGCGTTGATGTGCCCGCCGGGTCTACCACTTCCCTGCGTCACCCGCGCCGCCGTGAGCCGCAACATCGCCCGCTACAGCATGAAGACGGTGCCGACGCCGAAGCCTGCCAAGCCGCGCGATGAGATGGAGGAAGAAAACCATCAACTGCGCGCCCGCATTGCCGAGTTGACAGGGCAGACGGAGAAAGACCGGGAAGCCTGCATCAAGGCGTTCCGCCTCACGCCAACGGAAACGACGCTGTTTCTCACCCTGGTTCATCGTGGGGCTGCACCGCATGAGCTTCTGAAAGACACGCTCTTCGACGCTGACCAGATCGAGAAAATGGAGGACGTAGGCGAGTCCATCCGCAGCCACGCCAAACGCCTCCGCCGCAAGATACGGTCGCACGGCTTGGAGTTCTCCACCGTCTATGGATTTGGCTTCGAGATGGACGACTACAACCGCCGTCTCGCCAAGCGCCGGCTGGAATCTGCCAATGGGTAAAAGATCGGACTTCGCCCGCCGGCCCATGGATCAGTATGCAACGCCGTATAGCGCCGTTCCCCCGCTGCTGCCCCATCTTCGCGGCATACGGACGTTCGCGGAGCCGTGCTGCGGTGATGGTGATCTGGTGCGCCATCTCGAAGGCTATGGCCTCGAATGCGTCTATGAGAGCGATATCCAGCACGGAGTCGACGCGCTTAATGTGAACTATTTCGGCGCGGTCAATGCCATCATCACGAACCCACCCTGGACCCGCGAAATCCTCCATCCGATGATCCTGCATTTCCAGAAGCAGGCGCCAACCTGGCTCTTGTTCGATGCTGGATGGATCTACACCAAACAGTCGGCCCCGTTCATCGATCAATGCAGCCATATCGTGGCTGTGGGGCGCATCAAATGGATTGAGGGCTCCAAGTACACCGGCAAGGATGATTGTGCTTGGCACAGATTCCACGCCCAGCACACAGGCGGTCCGCGCTTCATCGGCAGAATGGACGTGGCAGCATGAGCGAACACGCTATCCAAGTCTCGATCATCAACTATTTGGATCGGGTTCTCCCGCCATCCATACGGGCTGTTGGCGTGTCCAACAATCCCCGCTCCGCCGTTGCAGGAGCCAAGGAGAAGGCGCGCGGCATGCGCAAGGGATTCCCGGACATCCTTCTGACGGGATCATTCCACGGCCTTCTGGAGGTCAAGCAGGAGGGTTCGTATCTGCGGCCAGAGCAGAAAGAGTGGCGCGATTTTCTCGCTGCTCAGCAAGTCCCCGTCGCAGTTGTCCGCTCGATTGATGATGTGAAGGAGACGCTTGCCAGTTGGGGTGTCCGCACGAAGGAGGCCGCATGACAGACGCAGAGATGATCGCGGCTCTCGCGGGCAAGCTGGACAAGGACGAGCTAATGGCTCTCGCCTCCAGGCTGAACCGCAAGAAGCCAAAGGAATTGGTGCCGACAAACGAAGAAACGGAGCAGTTCGAGCGGCTCTGGACACTCCGCAGACAGTTCACCAAGCGCCCCGGCGACCCTAAGCGCCCCGCTCTTTTTAAGTTCTGTCGACGCATGCGCGAGAAGCCAGTTGCAATCGAGGAAATCGAACACGGCATCCGCTGCGAATACAGCGCCAAGAAAGAACGCCCCGAACACTACTGCCAGATGGAAACATTCATGAGCCAACGGCGGTGGGAGAATTACGACTGGGCAGCGGTGAAGATGGCTTCGGAGCGTGGAAAGAACGTTGTCCCGATCCGCAGCAATTACAAGTCGGCTTTCTTACAGGAGTGGGAAAGCAAGAGGGCTGAGCAATGAGAGCCGTTGATGACGAACTGCTTCTAAGGGCCTTCCGCTCCGGCAGCGACACATTCCGAATCGCCAAGAGCATGAACATGACCGAAGCCACGGTTTCCAGGCACATCTGGGTTGCGCGCTGCCGTGAGAAGAACCGTCCGGCGATCTACATCGGCAAGAACGATGTGCTGAAGCGCATATCCGATCAGCCAATTCTCAAGACAGCGTAGGAGTAAAAGCATGCAACTATTTTCGTATCACAACACTATGCGGAACGCGAAGTTCAAGGCACCACCGCCACCGCCGGAGCCTCGTGAGACGGTTATGGAACGCGTCAAGACGGCGTGGGAGCAGAAACTTCGGGCAGATAGCCGCTACGATGAAATCCTGGCGAGTGCAGTTGATCGGTTCCCTGAGTTGCGCCCGCCCTCATCTTCGCGGCCTCTCGTCAAGGACATCATTCGTCGGGTTGCATTGAGGCACGGACTGCCAATCGGCCTCATCAAGGGCAATAGGCGGTCCAAGCACATTGTAGCGGCTCGGCATGAGGCCATTGTCGAAGCGGCGTTGGCGCGGCCCGACATGAGCCTTCCCGAACTTGGCCGGCAGTTCGGGGGCAGGGACCACACGACCATCCTCCATGCCCTTCGGAAGGCTGGCATATACCGAAACACCAAAAACTTCCGCCCCGGCACAACAGGGAAGGACACACACGGATGAGCGACATGACAAAAGCGAAAGCAGAGCAGGCGATGGAACTATATGACCGCCTCATGGAGCGGCTCAAAAACCGTCTGGTTTCGGAGCACGAGATACGGATGTTCGTCATGATGTTTCTTGCCGCCATGGAAGAGATGGAGAAGATGCGCGCCTCCTCCAAGTCCCAATAGTCCCCCACGAGGAAACAGAACACCGTGAAAGCCCGCACACAAGCACAGAAGCGCAGGAGAGGACGGCCACGCATGGAAACCGCATACCGTGAGCCCAATGGCCGCCCATCGCGCTCCAGTGAGCCGCCAGACGCCGTAGCGCTCGAAGCAAGGGCTCGCCACATCGGGCTGACCCTCATCAAGGCCAAAGACCAGCGTGCCGCTACATTCATTGGCTATTTGAACATCCTTGGGCCGATCGATGGCCTGAGTGATCGGCAATACGATGCCGCCATCAAATATCTCGACTTGAGAGACGCATACCTCCAGACGCTCAAGGCGCCCAATGCCGAAGTCGATAACGAAGGCGGCGGAATGCCGAATGAGTTCGTTTCGCCGGCATATGAGGACTGGTGCCAGGACACACGTGAAACATGGGACGAATGCCGGAAAGCAATCCAAGAGACGCAGAACGAGAACCGCAGCGAGAACCTGTGGGCCGCGCTCGATCTGTGCATCATCCACAGCCATCGCGTTCATCACCTGATCGGGGCAACACGCCTTGTGTGTAATTGCCTGGTGAAATTTTTCCGGTGTTGACTTTCTGAGGCAAATCAGGAATAAATGACGCCATCCTTCACTTTCCCGAATTTGCGCCCATAGCCCGCCCGGAGAAATTCGCGGCGGGTTTTCATTTGCCCGCCAACGCCTGACACCCAGTGTCCGCTATCTAGCAACAGAGGCCGTGTGTGCGGGCAAGCCCCTCCAGGAGTTAAAACCATGCGCGAAATAGAAGGTTGGGGCGGTGGGAACCTCGGTGACGGCATTGGTGAAGTCATCATTACTGGCGACGGCGGAACCATCATCTAGATTTCTCGCGTGACGTAGGCAATGGCCCCCCGCGCTAATCCACCCCAGCGATAATCCGAAGAGGACCGCTAATCATGGCAGCCCGTGCGAACAAAATTCGCCACGATGACACTACCCGCGCCAAAATTCAGGCAGGCGTTATCATTGATCGCTTCACCAAATGTCTGAATGGCGACATCGAACTTTCACCGACACAGGTCAGTTGCGGAAAAGCCTTGCTTAACAAGGTGATACCAGACATCCAATCGGTGAGCATCGATGCAAACGTCGGGATGACTGTCACAATCGCCAAGGAAGCGGCTGATCTGTGATGGCAATCGCGTTTGCATCCAAGGCATCCACGCCCGTTGTTAAACCGGGAGCCAAGCCTGTTAAACTGACAGCCAAGCAATGGCGTGAGCGCGACCCGGAAGCGTACCGCGCTTACATGCGCGAATATATGAAGAAGCGCCGTGCAGGCTGATTTCCACCTCACGGACAAACAGAGGGCGCTTAAGCCGCTGCTCTCGTCTGCCGCTCGGCATGTGCTGCTGTATGGCGGCTCCAGATCGGGAAAGACATTCCTTCTCTGCTACGCAATAGCCACAAGGGCACTGAGGGCTGAGGGATCGCGCCACGGCATCTTTCGCAAGACCAACGTGGCGGTGAAGCAGTCAATCGGCAAGGACACCTTTCCGAAGGTCATGGCTCTTGCCTATCCGGATGCCGGTTTCAAATGGAATGAGCAGGACGGTTGTTTCCTGTTCGCTAACGGCTCCGAGGTCTGGCTTGCCGGCCTCGATGACAAGGACAGGGTTGATAAGGTTCTCGGCAAGGAATTTGCTACGATCTACGAGAACGAGGCTTCCGAAATCTCGTATGATGCGCACACGACGCTTTCGTCTCGTCTGGCGCAGAAGGTGGCTGTAACGGCAGGTGTCGGGGAATACCTGCCTCAAAAGAACTACGTCGATCTAAATCCGACAACGCAATCACACTGGACATACAAGATGTTCGTCCAGGGCATTGAGCCTTTGGAAAAGCGGCCTCTGCCCCGTGATGATTATGTGTGGGGTGTTGCCAATCCATCGGACAACATCGAAAACCTCGATCATGCGTATGTGTCTGGGCTGGCTCTGCTGCCCAAGGCCAAGCGCGCGCGGTTCTTCGAGGGCAAGTTCTCTGGAGATAGCTCGGATGCGCTGTGGACGCGGTCTACAATCGATAATGCTCGGCTGTTTGTTCGCAATGAAACCGATCTTCCCGACTTCAAGCGAATTGTGGTTGCAATCGATCCTGCCATCTCAAGCGAGACAGGCTCTAACGAGACAGGGATAGTCACTGGAGCGATAGACGGCTCTGGACAGGGATACGTGCTGGCGGATGGGTCTGGTGTCTACAAGCCCGACGAGTGGGCAAGAAACGCCATCCATCTCTTTCATTACTACAAGGCGGACAGGATCGTAGCAGAGGCCAATCAGGGCGGTGAGATGGTGACTGAGGTCATCCATGCTCAAAACCCGGATGTCCCGGTAACGTTGGTCAAGGCTTCAAGAGGAAAATACATCAGGGCAGAGCCGGTTGCGGCGTTGTATGCGCGCGGCAGGATTCGCCACGTTGGCGAGTTCAATGAGCTTGAAGACCAGATGTGCACCTTCACAGCGGACTTTGACCGCAAGAGCGAGGGTTATTCGCCGGATCGCCTCGATGCTCTGGTGTGGGCAATGACTGAACTGTTCCCCAATCTGATCTCCGACAGGGGGCGGCAGAACAACAATCAAGCTGTTGCTCACGGGGATTACGATATCTTCGCAGCCGAAGAGACGACAAGGCGCATGAACCGGCAGGCTATGGCCTTGGATTACGATCCTCTGTGATCCCGATCTCATTTGCCGCTGTTGAGTATCTGACATTCAACATGCGGGAGATAGACGCCCGCGAAATCTACGGCATGCGCGGCCATGACGATCCGCTGCTTCTGGCGAAAGAGGTTGTCCTGGCCGCCACATACGGCAAGGCAGCGATAGCCACGCATCACGGCGTTCCCTGCGGCATCATTGGTGTTTCGCCGCTCTGGCCCGGTGTGTGGTCAGCCTGGAGCTTTGGGACGGATAACTGGTCCAAGGCAGTCCTTCAGCTAAGCCGCTTTGCTCTGCGTGAGTTGCGGCCCTTCCTACTCAATCGCGGTGTTCATCGCCTCCAGTGCGAAAGCCGCATCGATCATTCAGACGCACATCGCTGGCTGAGTTCAATGGGCGCCCAAAGAGAGGGTATCCTGAAGGGCTACGGCAGGGATGGTGCGGATTACGTCATGTTCTCATGGAGCAATAACCATGTGCTTTGCCAAGCCCCCAGACCCGAAACCAGCACCTCCGCCTCCAGACCCGAACAAGGCCACGCTTGCGGCTGCTTCGGAAATGCGCCGTGCTGGCAGTGGTGCGAGTGCATCCAAGAACATCCTTGCCCGCCTCAGCGATGAAGACGTTGCCGCGTCGGCTCAAAAGAAGAAGCTTGGTGCCTGATGGATACCGAAACCATTTGCAAGCGATATGACGCCCTGAAGGGTAATCGCGGCACATGGGAGAGCCATTGGCAGGAGGTGGCTGAATACATCTTCCCGAGGCGCGCTGACTTCAATGTCACTCGTTCCGAGGGTGATAAGCGCATGACCAAGGTGTACGACAGCACCGGCATTCAGGCGCTGGAACTGTTGGCTGCTGGCCTGCATGGCATGGCGTCGAATCCTGCTTCGCGGTGGTTTTCGCTGAAGACCGGCAATTCCGAACTGGATGAGAACGACGCGGTAAGGGAGTGGCTGGCGAACGTTGAAGACCACATCTTCGCCAAGATGCATTCTCCCGGCTCTTCGATCACCACGCATCTGCACGAACTGTATCTGGACTTCGCAGGCTTTGGCACGGCGCTGATGTTCATCGGCGTAGGCAAGAAGGACAATCTGCTTTTCCAGACGCGGTTCCTTGGCGAGTGCGTCATTGACGAGAATGCAGAGGGTGAGGTCGATACCGTCATTCGCTGCTTCTCCATGACTGTGCGCCAGGTCATGCAGAAATGGGGCGATAGAGCCTCGGAGGACGTTAAGAAGAAGCACGCGGACGGCAAGGCGGATGACAAGGTGGAACTGCTCCACTGCGTTTATCCGCGTGATGACAGGGATCCCCAGAAGGAAACCCCGGACAACATGCCGTGGGCTTCGATCTATCTGGAGAAGAAGGAGAAGCACGAGCTACAGAACGGCGGGTTTGAGGAATTCCCGTACGCTGTTCCGCGCTGGTACAAGGTTGCCGGCGAGAAATATGGCCGCTCTCCTGCAATGACATCGCTTCCTGATGTGAAGATGCTTCAGGAGATGATGAAGACCACCATCAAGGCGGCTCAGAAGATTGTCGATCCGCCGCTGATGGTTCCCGATGACGGGATGGTTGGGCCGGTTCGGACTGTTCCGGGTGGCTTGAACTTCTATCGCGGCGAGCGTGAGATTGTACCGCTGGTCACGGGTGGCAATATCCCGATCAGTTTGGAGATGATGCAGGACTTGCGTAATCGCATCCTGTCCACGTTCTTCGTTGACCAGCTCCAGATGACCGGCGATGCTGACATGACGGCAACCGAGGTCATTCAGCGCACGGAAGAACGCATGAGGCTTCTCGGCCCGATCCTGGGCCGCATGGAAGCCGAGTTGCTTGGCCCGATCATTTCGAGGGTATTCGGCATCCTGTTGCGTCAGGGACAGCTTCCAGATCAGCCACAGGAGCTTGATGGCGTCGAATGGCGTGTTGAGTACGTCAGCCCGATTGCCTTGGCTCAGAGGGGCCAGAAGGTTGAGCGTGCTGTTCAGATGCTCACCATTGCGGGGCAGATGGCGGCGTTCGATCCCGGTGTGATGGCACGCTTCGATAGCGAGAACTTCCTGCCGTGGATTGCGAACGAACTTGGCGTCGATCCCGATATCATTCTTGACGATGACGAGTTCGCCCAGAAGCAACAGCAACAGCAGATGGCTGGCATGGTTGAACCGGCTCAGATGGCCGCAGATGCCTTTGCCAAGGCGGGGCAGGGCGCCAAGAGCTTTGCTGAAGCGCAGGAGGTAGGCAATGCCTAGCCGCGAGCAGATCGCGCGGGACATCAGGATTGTGAATGGTTCGGAGGAAGGGGAACGGCTGCTCGGCTATCTCCTGGACTTCTGCCACGTGTTCAAGAGTTCGATGCCTCCAGACTGCAATCCCAACATGACGCTGTTCAACGAGGGCCAGCGTTCTGTCGGCAATGAGATTGTTGCCCTCCTTGTCAACGAGCCAGACCGTTTCAAGGCCAAGACGCTGCGAACGGTAGCCGCTCAAGCTGAAGGAAATGAACTTTGACAGATCAGATTGCGCCCCCGGCAGGGGATAACGCACCGCCCGCCGTTCCACCGGTGGCACCTCCTGCAACTCCACCGGCAGCCCCGCCCGCATCATGGCGGGATCAACTGCCGGATGACATCAAATCCGCCCCGACACTCTCGAAATTCGAGACAATCGAGGGCATGGCGAAATCCTACGTCAATCTTGAGCGCATGCTTGGCGCCGACAAGGTCGTCATTCCCAAGGACGGCGATACCGAGGGCTGGAACAGCTTCTACAAGGCAGCCGGCAAACCGGAAACCCCGGATGCATACGGCTTCAAGCAGCCCGAGACGATCCCCGAGGGCATGCAGTACGACGCTGAGCTTGACACCAAGCTTGCCGGTATCATGCACAAGGGCAACCTCAACAAGCAGCAGGCCGCAGTCGTTCGTGAGGAACTACTGAGCCTCGTAGCCTCCGGGGCCACGGCCAACCTCGAAGCGGCCAAGGCGCACAGTGCAACACAGCAGCAGGCCATCATTCAGGCCGAGACTGCCCTGAAGGCCGAATGGGGCCAGGCCTACGAACAGCGCGGCAAGGTTGCTGGCGCTGCGATCAACAAGTTTCTGAGTGCCGAGACTATCGCGGCGATGGATGCGGCTGGCTTGGCCAATAACCCCGCCATCGTCAAGGACATGTACAATCTCGGCGTGAAGCTCGCTGGTGAAAGGGAACTGATTGGCGAGATTTCCCAATCGCCGGCAGACCTTGAAACCTCGATTGCGGATTTCCGCGACAAACACGGTACTGCGCTGTTCGACAGGAGCCATCCTGAGCATGCGCAGCGCACCAAGGAATACACGACCCTCTTTGAGAAGCGGTACGTGTAGCAGACAAGCCGCGAGGCCCTGCAAGACCGCCTGATAGCAGGCCGTCCATCGGTGACGTTAAGCCGAAGGGAAGCCCGGGCTCCCCGGACAACTGACCGACAAACCCCAGAAAATTCAACCGTTTTGAAGGAGATGGACAATGTCCACCCAGATCACGACGGCGTTTGTCGAGCAGTACAAGGCAAACGTCTATCACCTCGTGCAGCAGAAGGGTTCGAAGCTGCGCGGCTCGGTTCGCATCGAAACCGTTACTGGCGAGAATGCTTTCTTCGACCAGATCGGCGCCGTTGCTGCCCAGCTCCGCGTTTCGCGCCACAGCGACACTCCCCGCATGGATACCCCGCACAGCCGGCGCCGCGTCTCGCTTGCCGACTATGTGTGGTCCGACCTGATCGACAAGCAGGACAAGGTCCGCATGCTCATCGATCCGACCTCGGAATATGCCACGGCGGCCATGTGGGCGCTGGGTCGCGCTATCGATGATGTCATTCTGGCAGCGGTCGATGGCACGGCATTTACCGGCGTCGATGGTTCGACCTCGACGGCGTTCGACACCAACATGATCGTGGATGTGCAGACGGTTTGGCCCGGTGTTACCTCCGCCGATACCGGCCTGAACATTGCCAAGCTGATTGCGGCCCGCCGCCTGCTTGGTGACAACGATGTGGACCCCGACGAGGAAGTCTTTGTCGCGGTCAACGCCCGCCAGGTGTCTTCGCTCCTGAAGGACGAACGCGTCGTTTCCGGCGATTACAATGCTGCGCTTCCGCTGGTCAGCGGCAAGATCAGCAAGGTTGCCGGCTGCACGCTCATCCCCTGCAATCGCATCGGGGTGGACGCCAATTCGGACGACAAGGTGCCGTTCTGGACCCGCTCGGGGCTTCTGCTCGCGACTGGCCAGGACATGACGGGCCGCATCTCGGAACGTGACGACAAGAACTATTCCACGCAGGTCTACGCCTCGATGTCCGTTGGTGCGACCCGCATGGAAGAGAAGCGCGTCGGCTACATCGAGTGCGATCCGGGCGCGTCCCCGATCACCGACATCTAAGCGTAGAAAGGAGAAAACGACATGACTACGCTTACTTCGAACTACAAGGACGGTTCGGTCTTCGGCGGTCGTATGCGCCGTTACCGTGCTGTCGTGACGCTGGCCTCGCAGGCTGCTGGTACCGTCGATCTCGGCATGCGCATTCCTCCGGGCCATGTGTTTGCCTTCGGCGTTCTGACGGGCGATACGTCGCTCGGCTCTTCGACGGTAGCCATCGGCATTACCGGTGCGACCGGCAAGTATCGTGCCGCCGCCACGCATACCGCTACCGTTCCGACGCTCTTTGGCGTGACGGCGGCTGTTGCGGCCACCACGCATACGAGCTCGGAAGTCGGGTCTTCGCCGCTTGGCGAGGGCACCAACGAGGACATCATCGCGACCGTCGCCGCCGCTGCGCTTCCCGCATCCGGCACGTTGGTTATCGATATGTACTTCTCGGCCACCTGATGAAAACGAGGGGGCTGGCTCCGGCTGGCCCCTTCCCCTTTTGGGGGTGACCGATGGCCACAGATGTCCAGATTGCCAGCCTTGCGCTGTCGCGTATCGGTCATGACCCGATCACGGCCTTTAGCGCGTCGGGCAACAAGGCCCAACGCTGGTTCCATGCGAACTATGACATGGTTCGTCAGGCGCTTCTCCGGGAGCACACGTGGCGTTGTGCGGCTAAACGCGCCGTGCTGGCCATGGACACGATATACACCATCACAGGTGCTACAGCGGCCAACCCCGTGGTCGTCACACTCTCTGCCGCTCATGGCATCGCCAACGGCACCGAGGCGTTCATTGCTGGCGTTGTCGGCATGACGCAGCTGAACAATCGCACTTTCACCACGGCGAACGGTTCCGGTGCAACGCTGGAGCTGTCGGGTGAAGACGGTTCTTCCTATACCGCCTATTCCTCGGGCGGCTCCCTCACCACATACGTTGCGACCGAATACGCCTATCGGTTCGCGCTTCCCTCGGACTGCCTTCGCCTCATTCGCATCAATGGTGCCGAGTGGGATGAGTATCGCGTTGAACAGGGCTATATCTGCACCGACGAAGGTACGGTCAACATCGAGTACATCTTCGACCAGACCGACGAAACCAGGTTCGACGCGCAGTTCACCGATGTTCTCGCGGCTCGTCTTTCGGCTGAAATCGCCTTCTATCTGACTGACAATTCAACTCTTACAGAACAGGCGTGGAAGATAGCTAACGACAAACTAGCGATAGCCCGCACGATGGATTCCCGGCAGGGAACGCCGCGCGGGATGGACGCCGATCTATGGCTGGCCTCACGTGTCTAGCGCAACGGCCTTCCAGACCAACTTTTCTGCGGGTGAAATCAGCCCGCGCCTCTATGGCCGCGTGGATGTGGCGAAGTACGCCAACGGCTGCCAGAAGCTTGAGAACTTCATTGTCCAGCGCTTCGGCGGAGCGAAGAAGCGCGGCGGGACGGAGTTTATCAATGAGGTTAAAACCTCGGCCACCGATGTTCGCCTGATACCGTTCATCTATTCGGTGACGCAGGCATATGTCCTTGAGTTCGGGGATTCCTATATCCGGTTCTATACCAATGGTGGACGGGTGGAGAGCCCTCCCGGAACCCCTGTAGAGGTCGCTTCCCCGTGGGATGAGCTGGAAATCTGGGACTTGCAGTTCGCACAATCGGCGGACGTTCTTTACATCACCCACCCCAATTTCGCGCCGCGTACGCTTTCCAGAACATCGGCTACGACCTTCGTCCTCGATGTCATGGAGTTTCAGGACGGTCCCTATCTTGAACTCAATACGACCGACACGACGCTGACACCGGCCAGCACCAAGGTATTCACGGCAGGCGGGACACCAACCGGTGGTACAGACCCCGCCAACGCCTTCGACGGAAGCAGGGCCACGAACGTCACGAACGCGGCGTCCACGCTGACCCTAACCTATCAGCTCGCGTCTTCGGCCACCAAGGTCCCGAACAAGTACTGGATGATTGCGCCGAGTGGCGACGATGCGCAGGACATGGCTACGGGCTGGACGTTCTCCGGTTCGAATGACGGCTCGACGTGGGTTACGCTCGACACACAGGAGGGTGAAACGGGCTGGGCGGCGAACGAAAAACGTTTCTATGAGTTTCAGAACCAGGCCGCCTTTGAATACATCCGGTTTGAGTTCTTCGGTGGTGGCGGCGCTGATGGGGCGCCCACAGCGGTTGCGGAAATCGGGGTGAATGAAGACGGCGACACGATGACCGCGTTCAATCTCACCGCGTCGTCGACAGCCGGCATCAATGACGGGCAGGGGTTCTTGGCCTCGGATGTTGGCCGCATGATCCGCATTCTCGGGGGCGATGGAAAATGGCGTTGGCTACGTATCGACGCACATTCGTCGTCAACCGTTGTGACTGTGCGCATGTACGGCCATGCTCTTCCAGATACGCGGCCAATCCTAAATTGGCAGTTGGGGTCATGGTCTGGCGTTTCAGGCGGGAATGGGTTCCCAGCCTGTGTCGGGTTCTTCAACGGGCGCCTATGCTTTGCACGGACTGCCGCGCAGCCTCAAACCGTCTGGATGAGTGTTGTCGATGACTTCACCAACTTTGGTGTTTCTGACCCCCTGGAGGATGACGACGCGATTAGCGCGACCGTGTCGTCTGATAGTATCAACGTTATTAATTGGATTGCCGAGGGGACGGACCTGTTCCTCGGGACAACCGCCGCGATACGGACCATCGGGGCAACCTCTGCCTCTGCGGCATTTTCCCCTACGAACATCAGGCAGAAGCGCGAAACCAATTTCGGCGCCTCGGAAGTCCAGCCTGTGCGGGTCGGTACGACGGCGCTTTATGCCGGATATTACCGCCGGGACATTCGCGAGATTGCTTATTCGTTCGATGCCAATGGCTATGTTAGCACCGATCTCAGCATCCTTGCTGAGCATGTAGGGCTTCCCGGCATCAAGCAGCTTGCCTATGCGCAGAACCCGGATTCCGTGGTGTGGGTGGTCCGGGACGACAATACCCTTGTCGGCATGACCTATGAACGGGATCAGGAGGTTATCGCCTTCCATCGGCATATTCTCGGCGGGACGTACGATGCCGGCGGATCAGTCGGTTTCATTCCGGCCCGCGTTGATAGCGTTGCCACTATCCCGGGCACTGAGGGCGACGAAACGTGGCTTGTGGTGCGCCGAACGATCAACGGCAGCACCGAACGCTATATCGAGCGGCTGAGCGTCGGGCTTTCCGACAACCCCGTGGTCACCATTACAAAGGCCGATGCGACGTTCCTCGATAGCTACCTGTCCTATTCAGGTTCCTCGACAACCACGATCACCGGCCTTTCTCATCTCAACGGTCAGAGCGTCTACGTCTGGAGCGGCACGAAGCAGGGTCCATACACGGTTTCGGGCGGGTCAATCACGATAGGAACCGCGATCACTGCTGGAATTGTGGGGCTGGCGTACACATCCACGCTGGAGACGCTTTCACCCGAGGCGGCGGCGCGTGGCGGTACGGCCCAATCAAGGCTTGGGCGCATCAGCGAAGTGTTCGTCCGGGTCAATCGCTCGATGGGCGGCACAATCGGCCCTGCCGATGGCACGCAGGAAACGCTGGATTACACAGCAAGCACCGATACCGAAGGCGACTACGGCACCGGGACCGATCTTTACACCGGCGATGTCCGGGTTCCCATCTCGATGGCATGGGAACGCCAGAAGCGCTTGAAGCTGGTGCATTCCGATCCTTCGCCCTTCCATGTTCTTGGGCTGATTACAGAAATCAAGGTGAGCGGCTGATGTGCTTTCTTGCAGCATTGCCCGGATTGGGCGCTCTCTTCGGCGGCGCTGGTGGCGCAACGGGTGGCATTGCAACCGCGTTGCAGGCTGTCGGAACGTTGGCCGGTGCCGGTGCGTCAATCGCTGGTGGCATTCAGTCCAACAACGTCGCCAAATACAACTCCAAGGTTGCGGAGAACAACGCGCAGGCCGAGAGGCAGCGCGCTTCGTATGAGGCCAACCTTCAGCGCGAGAATGTCCGTCGCGTCATTGGCGCGCAGCGGGCAGCTGGGGCTTCCTCGGGGCTGGATATCACATCGGGGACGCCTGTGGCTGTTCTCGGGGATACAGCCAAGGCCGGTGAGATGGACGTGCTAGCTAGGCTTTATGCCGGCGAATCCGCTGGCGTGGCGTATGAGAACGATGCGCAGAGAATGAGGGCAGAGGGCAAGGCGGCAAAGACGGCAGGTTTCATCAATGCCGGTACAAACCTCCTGAGCGGGTTTGGCAAGATGGCGGCTTCGAACAAATATAGGGCGCTCGCCTGATGCCGCGCTTCCCCACCTACGAGCGCCAGGCAGGGCTATCGGGAGGCTCGACGGCCTCCTACGCCTCGGACAGTTCCTTTGGCGCTCCCGCGCGTGCGCTTGGCGGCTTGGGCGATGCTGTAGCCGGTGTGGGCGAACAGTTCGCCGCCGTTGAACAGAAGGTCCGCGAAACGCAGGATAACACGTGGTTTTCCAAAGCCCGGGCACAAACCGCTGTCGATATGATCGGCAAGGAAAGGGAACTCCAGACTTCGGCCACGGATGGCGCGAAGGATTACACGCCTAGCGTTCGCGGCACCTTCGATGAATACCGCAAGGCCAAGATTGCCGAGGCTCCCTCAAAGCGCGCTGCCTCGATGTTCCAGGGGTGGTCGGACAGCTACGATGTGGACCTGACCCGCCGCAGTGCAACGTTCCAGGCTGAGAGCGAACTGGCAAAGCGCACGTCCGACTTTGCCGACACGATGAATGCCCATGCACAGGCCATCCTTGCCGATCCCACGCAGTATGATGCTGTTGCCAAGCGGGCGATGGACGACTTCGAGGGCGCTCGTCAATGGATGACGCCGGAACAGGAGACGGCAGCTCGTAACAAGGTTGACCACGACCTGAAACTTGCTCGGGCTAAGAGCCTTGTGGAGTTCTCCCCCGAGGATTTCATGCGGGAAACGCAGGGCGACGATACCACCGCCGGCTCTGCGATCGATACGGTTGTCGGCAAGATCATCGGCGTGGAGAGCGGTGGCAACCCGAACGCAAAGAACCCCAATTCCTCGGCTACTGGAGCGGGCCAGTTCATCAGTTCGACCTGGCTCAACATGATCCGGAAGTATCGGCCCGAGCTTGCTGAGGGCAAGAGCGCCGGTGAAATCCTGGCCATGCGCAACAATGGCGCCCTCTCCAGGGAGATGACGACCCGTTACACGCAGGAGAACGCCGAGTTCCTGACGAACAAGGGCATCCAGACCACACCGGGGAATCTGTACCTTGCGCACTTCCTCGGCCCGCAGGGTGCGGCAAATGCATTGAGGGCCGATCCGGGCGCCTCGGTTGCCAGCGTTGTCGGTGCAGACGTGGTGCGCGCCAATCCGTTCCTTGCGGGTAAGAGCATAGCCGATTTGCAGGCATGGTCCGCGAAGAAGATGGGCGGCAAGGGCATCAATGTGGTTGGCAACCCGAAATACGAGGGGCTGTCTGTAGATGAACTGCTGAGCCTCCAGAACAGCGCGCAGACCACCATCAACGCCAACCAGACCACCGCCTACAACCAGATGAAGGACACGATTGCGCTCGGCATCCAGACCGGCTCGATCATGTCCGAAGGCGACATTCTCGGCTCTGGCTTGAACGATGGCGACAAGGCTTCGGCCATTTCCCGGTTCCGAGAGGTCAACAAGGACGCGGTTGCCGTGCGCGATGTGCTGGAGGGTCTGGCCAACAACTCGCTGAGCCTTGATCCGTTCGATACCGACGCAAGGAAAGCCGTTGACAAGACCGCCGAACTGGTCAAGCAGCGCGTCCCACAGGAGGACTATCAGCGCCACGCCGAAGAGATTGTCAGGCAGACCGGTATCGTTCCCAAGGATGTGGTGAACGAAATCAGGAAGGGCCTGCAAAGCACCAATGCGCAGGACGTGGCGAACGCCGCCAACATGGCATCGCGCCTTTCACAAATCGACCCGGCTGCACTTGGCCGCAGGGATGGTGGTTCCGAGGCCCAGAAAGCGGCTGACGATTTCTCCTATATGGTCAACGACTTGAACATGACGCCTGAAGAAGCAGGCAAGCGCATTATTGAGAACAACGATCCCGAGAAGAAGCGTGACCGCAAGGCCATGGAGCCGGCTGCCAAAGAGTTCGTCAAGGAAATGGAGGATGTCTCCATTGCTGGCGAGTTCGATACCTGGTTGGGCTCGGAGCCGTCGCTTGGGTTTTCCCCCGGTCAGGAGATGGGTATCAAAGCAGAGTTCCTGGCCATCGCCGAAGACCAGTTCTTCCAGACCAACGGCGACCCTGATCTGGCGAAAAACCGCGCCATCGAACAGATGAAGCGGCTGTACGGCGTGACAGAAATGTCAGGTTCCAAGGTGGTGATGAAATACCCGCCTGAGCGTTATTGGCCGGCACAGAACAGTCCAGGATTCTTCGGTATTGGCGCCGATCCGTGGCAGTATGCGCGCACGCAACTGTTTCAGGACATTACGGCGCTTGACCCGGAGTTCCAATCGGGATCGGTGCAATTCGTCACGACCCCTGAGACGGACAGGGAGATCAAGGCAGGGAAGTTGCCTGGCTATGCCGTCCTGTGGAAAGACAAGAACGGTGTTCTTCAGACCATGCCCGGTAAGTTGTGGCGTCCGGACCCAACCAACGTGTTGAAGATCGATGCGATCAACGCCGAGAAGGAGCAGGCCGAAACCATCGAGCGTGCGAGGCAGGACGACATAGACGACAAGATGGGCAAGGACAGGGAGGGCAACCTTGACCGCTCGCTGTATGGTAATCCTTTGACGGGTGGCCTTGATGGCAACCTCAAGACAACGGCTGGCCGCTGATGCCGTTTTACGAGCCACGGCCCCAGCCGCAAGACCTGATGAACATCGCGCCGTCCGACGCGCCACCGGTTGACCCATCGCTGGTTGATACCTTCGGTGCCGCATTCCGCACCCAGAACGTCATCGGTTCGTTCATCTCTTCGCGTGGAGTGGCCAACCCCTACGAGGAAGAAAAAGGCTTCAATGCTATCGACTACGTGAAGGACGATCAGCAGTTCGCTCCCTTCGCGGAGGAATTTGCCGGCATCACCAATCGCAGGGCGGCGGACGCCAAGAAACAGCAGATCATCCGAGAACAGGAGGACGCAAGGACAATCGCCTCGGCTGGCGCCATGGGGGTTGTTGCCTCCGTCGCGGCGGGTGTTGTCGATCTTCCGACGCTTCTCCCTTTCGGTGGGGCGGCCATAGGTGGAAGCCGGGTTGCCGGTCGGGCCGCTGGCGTTGCAATGGCTGCCGGTCTTGACGCTGGATTGTCGGAGGCAGCCCTACAGGCCACACAGGCCACACGGACGGCAGAAGAGACGATCCTGAACGTTGGCGGGTCGATCCTTGTCGGAGGCGCTCTTGGCGCTCTGGCTGCCCGTCTGCTGCCCAAGGATAGCCTTGCCATGTCGCGCAAGGTTGAAGGGCAGGCGGCTGCGTTCGAAGATGTAGACCGTGGCTTCCGTGCTGCTTCGGCGGGCGCCGCCGCAAAGGACACTGGCCCGCTGAAACTGAAAGATGAAGGCTTTATTTCGAAGCTGCCCATCGTCAACCAGCAAGACCCGCTTATCCGCCTTCAGCTTGGGGAACTGGACAGCGGCAGGCAGACGGTTCGCCAATTGGCAGAAACACCGCTGGAATATGCCGATAATGCCAAGGGTGTGGCCACGGAAATGGGCGGCTCGGTCGAAACCCGAATGAAGATGTGGCACGCGCCGCTCTATCGGGCCGTTCGGGACATCGATACCGAATACGCCAAATACTTCCATTCCACTCCAGAGCCTACTTCATGGCAGCGCCGGCTGTCCCCCGCGATGTCAGAGTTCGACCGCTGGCGCGGCGGTGGGAAGATGACGTTCAAGCAGTTCAAGGAGGAAGTCGGCAGGGCTGCCTATATGGGCGGCAAGCATGAAATCCCAGAGGTTGCGAACGCGGCCAAGGTCTATCGTGAGCTTGATGAGCAACTGAAGACTGCGGCAATTGACGCGAAGCTGTTCCCGGAAGACGTTGATGTTGCGGGGGATATCTCGCACCGCTTCCGCATGTACAACAAGGAACGCATCATTGCGAACCGCAGTGAGTTCGCCCGCATCCTCCAGGATTATTTCGTCATCCAGCGGGATATCGCGGCGAAGATCGACACGGCCACAGCGAAGGCATCGACCGACGCCAAGGCCGCCAAGGAAGCGGCGGAAGCGGCCAAGTTCGGGGAGATGTCAGACGCCGAACTGCGCAGCGTCGTTGATGACGTGATCGATAACATTCTAGGAAATGCCGATGGCCGCATTCCCTACGAGGTGACCGCTGGTCCTCGGGGCGCTCTGAAAGAGCGTGTGCTGAAGATCGAAACGGCGAAGATTCATGCTTTCACCGAAAACGACATTGAGCAGGTAATGCGGTCGCAAATCCGCACCATGTCTGCCGATGTGGAGATTGCCAAGAAATTCGGCTCTGTCGATATGGCGGAGGAAATCCGCAAGATCAACGATGAGGCCAACGCCAAGATTGCGGCGGCAACGACACAGAAGGCCAGACAATCTCTTGAGAAAGCCCGCAAGGACGCCATCCGGGATGTGGAGGGTATCAGGGATCGTCTGCGCGGAACCTACAAACTGCCGTCCGATCCATCGTCCTTGGTTCTGAGGGCAGGCAGGATTGCACGGAACATCAACTATGTGCGCCTCTTGGGTGGGATGACGATTTCCGCAGTCCCGGACATGGCCAAGGTGGTGTTTACCCATGGGCTGACTTCGACATTCCGTGATGGTTTCATTCCCATGGTGCGCAACTTCAAGGCGTTCCGTCTTGCTGGGGAAGAAGTCAAATCCGCCGGCACTGCACTGGATATGGTGCTGGACAGCCGCACGATGGCAATGGCCGATATCGTTGACGAGTTCGGGCATCATTCGAAGTTCGAACGCGGGCTTTCGGCGCTATCGTCCAAGTTTGGCGTTGTGTCGCTCATGGCCCCCTGGAACGCGGCAATGAAGCAGTTTTCGGGGCTGGTCACAATGACCAACATCCTGAAGGCTTCGGAACGTGTTGCAGCGGGGAAGGGAACGCAGAAGGACATTTCGCGGCTTGCCGCCTCGGGTATTGACGAGGATATGGCCAAGCGGATTGCCGAGCAATATACGCGCCACGGCACCGATCAGGACGGGGTTTTGCTTGCAAGGGGTGAGCGCTGGGGCGACAAGAAGGCGCTGGAGTCCTTCCGCGCCGCTGTCGTCAGGGACGTTGACCGCATCATCGTCACGCCGGGTCAGGACAAGCCGCTGTGGATGTCCACGGAACTCGGCAAGACGGTTGGTCAGTTCAAATCATTTGCCGTGTCTTCGATGCAGCGCACCATGCTCGCCGGTATTCAGCAGAGGGACGCGGCCACGCTGAACGGGCTTTTGCTGATGCTTGGGCTTGGCGCGGTCACCTATGGGCTGAAGGAGAGTCTTGCGGGGCGTGAACCGTCGGACGATCCGGCACAATGGGCGGTGGAGGCTTTCGACAAGTCGGGCATTGCTGGCTGGCTGATGGAGGCCAACAACATCGCTGAAAAAGCCTCGCGCGGGCGTGTGGGCCTGTCTGCCGTCACAGGCGAGCAGGTTTCCCGCTATGCGTCCCGGAACGTCACGGGCGCCTTCCTTGGCCCCACGGCGGACGCCGTTTCGGATATCTTTCAGGTTTCTGGGTCGATTTTCGCGGGAGATACGACAAAATCCGATCTTCGGAAGGCAAGACAGCTTTTGCCGATGCAGAATTTGTTCTATGTTCGCGGATTGCTCAACCAAGTGGAAGAAGCGACGGGCGATGCCCTTGGCCTTCCCGACACAAGGCGTCAATGATCGCTGCCATCTTCGGACTTGTAGGAATCGTGGCCTGCCTCTTCGTGGCAGATGCATGGGACAAGCAGTCCGGCGTGAAGGTCGCGACATTTCTTGCCGTAGCGCTGGTGTGCTTTGGCATCTCAATAGCCGGGGTTGGTAAGAACCAATTCCCCAACGAGTGTGACGACTACTCGCGTTTCGCGACTAGCTGCTGAACCAACCAAATCTGAAACTGCAAGAGGCTCCTCCAGGAGCCTTTTTCTCGTGAGGAATACCAATGCCCGACATCAGTCAATGGCAGTTTCCAAAGAACGTAGCCAATCAGGTTATTGGCTGGGCGCCTGACGGCAAGCGGCTCATCAATATTGATCCGAGCGCCGTAAGCGGGCTGCCTTCGCCAACGACTGCCCTGACATTCCTCTTCCGCAACGCTGGCAACACCGCTTATGAGGGGTTGAACGTTTTCGACACGCGGCAAGCGCTGGGATCGGTAACGTTCGACACCAAGGCCGTGGCGGAAGCCTTCGATCCAGCGTCGTCGCCTGAGTTTCTTATCGCGGACAACCAGTATTACGACAAGACCGGCTCGGAACCGGCGCACGATGGCAAGTTACAGATCACCGAGGGCACTTGGTATGTCCTGCGCAAATCGCCTCTGGTCCAGTTGGAAGCGTTCCGGGACGACCTCGATATCGACGGTGTCGGGGATAGCTCCACCGGCTTCACAAAAGCGCTGGGGATGCTAGACGAGCTTGGCGGCGGAAAGCTGGTGTTCCCGCGTCAGGGACAGTTCTTTGGCCGCATTACGGATATTCCATCGAACGTCGAAATTGACTTCAACTGGTCCAAGATCACGCCGGCCGACACACTCAACAACGCCATTTCGATTGTCGGTTCGAAGAATGGCACAGAGTACGGGCTAAACACTGGCGCGGCTCAGGGTGATATCTCCATCGCGGTCAGTGGCGCTTCGGTGAATTTCGATGCGGGCGACGATATCATAATCTATGACAATTCCGACCGCCTAAGCGACGGCGCCACGGGCATCAACACGGAAATTCGTCGCGTTATTTCCAAGTCGGGCGCTTCGCCGGTCACTGTGATTTTCGACAAGCCCCTCGGCTTCAAGAAAGATGCCATTGTCGGCGCGGGTGTCGCGAAGATCACATGGAAAGAAAACATCAAATTGCATCGGCTGGAGACAGCCGGCGCGGTCAGCACGGGCGGCAACGCTGGCATTCTTGCCAGATATACGAAAGACATTGAAGTCTACGACCGCAAGCACAGCAATGGCTATGGCACAGCGAATGATTTCAGGACATGTCAGAACGTCCGGGGCGGCGGCAGCCGTGATGTCGATCCTGCTGACGTTGGCCACTACCACACTGGCTTTATCCAGGGGTCGCGCGACTGCCTTTGGGATGGGCAGGAAGACACTGGCGTTCGTCACTCTGTTGATTTCGACAGTGCTGACAATTGCCGCGCCATCAACATCATCTCAACCGGTGCAACGTCAACGCCGTTCGTCTTGTCGCATAATGGCGCTGGCCAGGACTGTTTTGTTCAGGGCGAAGTGCGTAACGGGCCGGACGCGTCGGGCGGCTATGGATTCGTCAACACGCGCGGATGGAATTCCGTCACCGGCGAAGGCTCTGGCGAAAGCGCATGGGGCCTGATTGGTATGGGTTGCCGGATCAAGGGCCGCCAGAAGCGCGACACAGGCAGCGGCGCCGACTACGGTGTCTACTTCCAGCAGCCGATGAAGGACTTCGATATCGATATCGACGCGGTTTGCGGCAGCGACACATCTTACGATCCTAGTGCGTCGGGTGTGTCGGCTGCTGTTCGCCTCTACCAGAACAGCAACAAGGGCAAGGTGCGTCTGCGGCGGGTGCGCGGCTACCAAGCTGCGCTGGGATCGTTCTCGGCCAGCAACGCCACTAGCAAACTGAATATCGTCGAAGTGCAGATGGATGATGTCGATTGGGTCGACTATGCCATCTACGCAGACGACGCCGATGGCTACAATATCAAGAAGCTGGTTTCAGGGTCGAACATCAACACGAAGTTGATCCATTTCGGCAACGCTTCGGGCCGTCCGCTGCGACATATCGAGTTCGGCGATATTCGAACGTCCGTCACTGCGGCTAAGACGTTTGAAGGCACTGGCACTGGTTTTGACGGTGCAGCATCTGGAAACATAGGCTCTATCGACACGCCGACAACAATCAACACTAAGTCGGTATCAGCTAATACGACAATCTCGCAGGAAGAAATCTTCTGCGCTGGCAAGAACCCTATCCGCATTGACGCTTCCTCGGCAGCGTCGATCACGTCCATCGCGGCTGGCATGTTCGTCGGCCAGGAAATATCGATCTTTAATGCCGGCGCGTCCAATCTGTCGCTTCTGACGACCACGACAAACGTTTCTCTTGTAGCGAACATCGTGCTTGGATTGGCGCCTATTACGCTGATCTGGACCGCTGGCGCGTGGCGTCTCAAGGATGTGCGCGATCTGACCGGCAGCGCTACCTTCAACCCAACCAGTCTGGCGGATGGAGCTGGCGAGACAACGACAGTAACAGTCAACGGGGCATTGCTCGGTGATTTTGCCATCGCGTCGTTTAGCCTTGACACCACAGGCATCACGATCACGGCGTGGGTTAGCGCCTCAAACACCGTATCCGTTCGTTTTCAGAACGAAAGCGGGGGTGTTCTGGATATCGCTAGCGGCACGCTCAGGGCGCGGGTGATAAAGGTCTAGGCCTCAGCAAAAACCCCAGCTTGTAATTGCGTTCGAACACGTAATACGACCAGTGAGATACAAGCCACACAACGGGCGGGTAGACGGTGAACATCATCGCCGTCTCCCACCAGTTGTAGGCTCCGTCCGATCCAAGCAGGTAATAGTTGCCGAACAGGATCACCGGCCAGTGCCAGATATAGAGCGAGAAGGAAATCTTGCCGAGATAGTGGACGGTTTGGGATAGTCGGGTGTTGCGGTTCGGTAGAGTGGCAAACGACAGCACGAGAAGCGCCATCGGCACGCTTTTCAGCAGAACGTTGTCGTACCCCTTGAGGTACTGCGGGAAGCACAGGAGCCCGACAGTCAGCGCCAAGCCGGTCACCCCAAGCGCCATCCCGTGATCGCGAACGCCCTCCCGGAGATAGACCAGACCGGCCCCGAGGAAGAACGGCAGCATCAAGGCCTGATGCTCGACTAACGCGCCACCCCAAAAGAGGAACGCAGCACAAGCGGCGGCGACAACAAGGTTCGCGAGCGTCGGGCGGCTAAGCGCTCCGACCAAAGCGACGAGGATGTAGAACGTCCACTCGATGATGAGCGTCCACCCCGGCCAGTTCCACTCCCTGCCAAACCCCGTCATCGAGGCAAGGATCGACCAAAAATTGTAGTCATAATAGCGTGGCCACGGCGTTCCTGGGTGAAGCGTCTGGTAGACGTAAGCCAAGACAACGCTCACCAGAGTTGCCGGCGCGCAAACCGATGCTAGCCGCGTGAAGCGGAAGAAAAGGAACTCGACATATTTGCCCTCGGGCATGATGTCACGCCGGATGTAGAGCGTGATGACGAAGCCAGAGAGGACGAAGAAGCCGATGACAGCGAAGGTGCTGAGCGGCTGCAATACGGCCCATCCAACGAGGTAGGCGTTTTCCTGCCACGATCCTTGCGGCATGAACGCCGTGTACCGGATATGGGCAAACAGATGGTAGATGAAGACGGCGAGCGCGCAAAGACCGCGAAAGCCGTCAAGGTTCCCGATCCGGTCGGCTTTGACGGCAGGCACTAGCGGACGAGCGGTTTCGCGGGATTGCCGACAACGGTAGCGCCCGGCTCCACATCCTTGGTTACAACGGCTCCCGCACCGATCACGGCACCCTTGCCGATCGTCAGGAACTTGTCCGGCCTGCCGGGGAGAAATGTTGCGTCGGATCCCACATAAACGTCATCCTCGATCTTGATCCGGCCATTGACTGACACTTTCGGAGCCAGCGTCACGAAGTCGCCAACGATGCAGTCATGCGCCACGTAGGAATAAATGTTGCAGTGGAACGCCTTTCCGATCCTGGCGTCTGACGTGACCATCGTAAGGTGAGAGAAAATCGCCCCCTCATCGAGATCAACGTTGTCGCCAATGATGGAAGTCGGCGCAATGGAATGAAAGAACGGCAAGCCATCCCGCTGGCACCGTTCGAACTTCTCCCGCCGCAGCTTGGGCGGGGCGAAGGCGATATTCACGGATAGGCCTTTGATCGTAAGCGCTTCCTCATAGGAGATGACCCGGCTTCCGTGGATCATCGTCCCCTGGCTGGCGGGATCGTCATCGATAAAGACGAACTCGCTGGCGTCATCGGAAGTCATTCCTTGTGAATCTAGAAAGCCGGCGCGGGTTTCGCGGGCAAAGCCGCCAGCGCTGTAGAAGGCAAAAGTTTTCATTCTTCACTCCGGTTCGCGTACCAGGCCAGTACGAACACTATCGCCATCGCGCCCGTGGGCACAGCCCAGAACCACGCCAAGTACCACATCAGCGCCGAATACAGGCGTTCAAGCTTCCTGACAATCTGAAATAGCTGAAAGGGCTCACCCGATGAGCATGAACAACATCACGCATGTGGTGGTGCATTACAGCGCCACGTTCGAAGACCAGAACCTCACCGTCAAAGACATTGACAAAATGCACAAGGCACGGGGCTGGAAGGGCGTCGGCTATCACTACGTCATTCGCCGGGATGGCGTGGTCGAGAAGGGCCGCCCGGATAACGTTGTCGGCGCGCATGTGGCCGGACAGAACTCAGGCAAGATCGGCATCTGCTGCATTGGCGGCTGCAATCGTGCGACCGGTCCGAACAAGGGCGTTGACAATCGCACGGCGGCACAGAAGGCGGCGTTGATAGCGCTCATCAAGACGCTGCTTGCTCGCTATCCGAAGGCCAAGGTTGTTGGGCATCGCGACCTTGCCTCTACGCAATGCCCCGGCTTCGATGTGATCCCTTGGTGGGCCTCCGTCGCGGCGGGCAAGACGCCGCCCGTTATTACCGCCCCTGCGAAGACGGTAACAACGCCAGTCCCAACAGTTCCACAGCCATCCAAGCCTCCGGCGCCCGCGTCCACGGGGCTACTGGGCATCATCATCGCATTCCTCAAAGCAATCTTCACGAAAGGAGCCTGACCATGGCCGCAGTCATAACCCGAATTGCACTTCGCTACCTTGCCGCTGCCCTTGTCGCTCACGGCTGGCTGTCAGCCGAGGACGGCTCAATGCTCGCCATGGACCCTGACGTGCAGATGATGGTCGGCGCGGCTGTCGGTGCTGCTGTGGAGGCATGGTACGGCCTCGCCAAGCAGTTCAACTGGAACACCTGACAATGACCGCGCTCCTACTCGGGGCTGTAGCCAAGCTGTGGCCATACATCATCGGCGCCATCGGGCTGGGCTTCGCTGCTCTGAAGCTTCGCCAGTCCGGAGCCAATGCCGAGAAGGCAAAGCAGGACAAAGGCCGCCTCGAATCCATCCAAGCCAAAAAGGAGAAGGACGATGAGATTGATGCTCTCGCTCCTGCTGATCTCGACGCTCGTTTTCAGCGCTGGATGCAAGACGACAAGCGGTAACTTCTGCGACGTGGCGGAAGCCTATCGGCCTCGGGCGGGTGAAGTCTACTCCGAAGCGAACAAGCGCCGGATCGTGGCTTTGAATGAATACGGCGAGAAAGCGTGCGGGTGGAAGCCATGAGCCATTTATACGCGAATTGGCATAAACTTCTCATAATCGCATTTGCGTATGGGCTGCTTGCCGGATGCGCTCACCACGACAGACCAATGACCGACGAAGAAGGTGCGGCCATAGCGCGGCATCTGAGGTCAGCCCCATGAGCGACAGAAAGCTTTCCGCCATGACGGAAGATGAAATCGTGGCGACCATCCGCGCCGCTGTGCGGGCCGAATTCAGCGCTGCCGGATTGCGGGTGGATGATTCTGACGACCAGGACGAGGCCCGAGAGGATTTCCGCTTCCTCCGCAAGCTCCGTGAGAACGTGAACGGTGCGCAATCCAAGATTGGCGGCGCTGTGATCCTCGCGATAGTCAGCGGCTTTCTCTGGCTGCTGTGGAATGGCTTTCAACTCGTAACTGGCAAGGGCGCCTGATATGGCAGCCCGCAAGAACATTGCAGACGCCGACTTCAAACTGCACTGGGACGCGACGGGGAATATCAGAGAGACGGCAAGACGCCTAAAAGTCGATTACAAGTCGGCCTTCCACCGCCTGACAAAGCTGAACCTCATTCGAACTCCCGCCTTCAATCCGGGAACGTATGGCTATACGGCCCGCTCCCTCCCCGAATACACCACCCTCATTATCCCAGACCTCCAAGCCCCGGCTCACCACCCCGACGCTCTGCCCTTCCTCTGCGCAGTCCGGGACAAATACCGAGTTCCCCATCAGGGCTTCAATGTCGTCTGCATAGGCGACGAGGTTGATCTGAACTTCCTGTCAGATTTCAGCCGGATGCCCGAAGCAGACCAGCCTACGAGCGAATGGGCCGCCGCTCAAGGGTTTATGCGATCCTTCTATGCGGAGTTCCCTGAAGGCGTCTCCTGCGTCTCCAACCACGTCGAAGGCCGGATCAGCAAGGCAAGGATGCGAGGCAGGTTGCCGCCTGCCTTCTTGCGATCCGTGGAGGACTTGCTTGACGCGCCGACTGGCTGGAGTTGGCATTCCTCCATCCGCATGGGCGATATCCTCATTCGCCACGGCCACAAGGATACCCAAGGCCTTAAGCGGCTTATCGTGGAGGAAATCCCCGCCGAATACGGGCGACACTTCTCCCTGCTGATCGGGCACTTCCATTCCAAGATTGGTGTGGCGACCCCCGACATTAAGATCGGCAATCGGTTCTACTGGGGCGCGTTTTCGGGTTGCCTCGTTGACCCCCGCCATCCCTTCTTTTCCTACTCCAAGGGCACCGAAAAGCTCGGAACCGTTGTTCTGTCTCACGGGCGAGTTATCCCCGTTGCGATGCCCCTGGACGAAAATGGTCGCTGGACGGGGCAACTCCCATGATCGGCCGTCTCGCCTTCCGCATCATGATCTGGCGGTGGAAGCTCGCATTGTGGCTTCAATTGCACCCCGCCTCTTTCATTCTCTCAACGATTTTCAAGTAGGAGTTCCCATGACGGAACCAGTTCGGATTCGCGTAACCAGAGAAGGCAATACAGCCCACTATGATTTGTGCGTCGATGGCTTCAAGGTGAAAGACCTTGACTATCTCGATGTCCTGAACCTGGCGCTTTCCGCCACCTCGGCGCTGCGCTGGTCCCTGCCTCTTAACCGCCCCAATGGATGACGAAGCAGCCATAGCCCTGTTTGTGAAGGCTGGCGGGCTCCGGGAGGATTGGCCGCTGGTGGATGAAGCCGTGAGGCTATTCTACAGGCTCAAATTTCCCTTACAGGAATCCCGCGTTCGTGCGCCAGTTCCTTCATGCCATTCGTTCCCGTCCCGCCAGCAGTAGCGAGAACCTCTTGCGGCTTGTAGCGGTCGCGCATTCGCTGGTTTCGTCGCGGCCCCGCCGACTTCGTTGGCGTGGTGGTTTTCCATCGGGCCGGAACGCGTAAACAATCGACCTCGCGATCGATTGCCCATTCATCCGCAAGTTTGTCCGTCCCGGATTTATGCGCACCGTGTATGATGATTAGGTCATCGCCATAGCGCTCTCGGTACTCGTCGAGCGTGCTCCACAGCAGCTCCTTGTTCGTGTAATCCCGGCCACCGGTAACGAGCAATTTCATCCCAATACCTACCACGAATCCCGTTGATTCAAAAGCGCTTTTGTGCGATAAGAGGGGTGAGGCTGCGCTTGCAGCGAACCCGTCGAAAAGACTGCAAGCTGAGTAGTCGGGCCAGTCGGAGTTGAATGGCAGGGAAAAACCCGCGTAGACTGCCAACCTTCGGGTTCCGATTACGGTGAGCCTCATTACAACCCATCCCGGCAGCAACGCTCCTGAAGAGCGCCAAGTGCCGGGATTATTCTCCTCTCAGCACCCCCGCCTCTTTCGCAGCCGATTCAAACGCCTTGCGAACCTCATCAGCGCTCTTCTTCCCCTCCATAGCCTCCATACAGACCTGAACGGCCTTTCGCCATTTAGGACCGCGCTTATCCCAAGTCAGCAGTATCTCTGCGGCTTTGGGTACATTGCTGACATATATCGTGTGACCGACATTGTTGACATCCCGGACGGGAACGGAGGGGTTGAACCAGTGTTCTAGCTTCACGGGATTAAGCTCCGGCCTCGGGTCCACGCCAGTTCACCGGTTCCTCGACAGCGAAGACAATTGTACTCGTAAGCCGTTATGCTCCGGTAGTAATCCAACAAAGTGTCGCCGGAAGGCTGAACCGGGCGGCATATTACCTTGGCGGTGGCAACATTGAGCCACGGGTGGGCATCAGCCTTCGCTATCCTGTAGAAGCCGTCACCCTTGCAAGTCGGGCAAACGCACATTTTCATCGGAATATCTCCCAAGCAGCGGTCACCACCAGATACACAGCTATTAGCCCTGTGCAGGCATAGGTGAAGCGGAGGTGGCGGAACATCAGGCAGCCGGTTGCCAGTGGGTTGGCGGGTCTGAGGGCTTACTGTCCTCGTTCACTTCCCAGCATATGCCTTCCGTCCAGCACGGGGGATAGTCTTCATCCTCGGCGGCGGCCCATCCACCACAATCGCCCCCGTCGCTGTCCATAAGCTGATTGTGCCAGAATCCGATCAGGATTGCGCCACCAGATGTTCGAAGTCGGATGCGGTCTGCGTACTTCGGCGCAGTTTCAATCGGCTGCCAGTCCATCCTGTCTCTCCCTTCTAGAGTGTGCGGAACGTCCGGCGAACAGACTGTGCCAAAAACTGGACACACTGTGGCGCGCGGCCCTGCATTCCGGCGCGCGGCAGATCGCAAAACCGTTGGCTTCCATGCTTGTTTTGCTTGGGTTTTGGCGCTGGATCAGCAAACCATTCTCCCGATTTCCGGTTGAATGTCAATTCCAATTATCCTTATTTTCCAAAGCGATACCCCTTCCGCTTGCCGCTCTGTGTCTCTGGTGTGCCAACCAGGCCGCGCTTCTTGTCGATGACGGAAGCCACTTTCGCGGCTGCATCCTCAGTGTGAACATACCGTCCCATGAATATGGCGACTGACTTCCACCGTCCTGCCTCCATGGCCGATTTCACATCTACCCCATCCGCGATGGCGTCGGTGGCGAAGGTATGGCGCCCCAAGGCATGGGTGCTCCTGTATTCGATCCCTGCTTTCTTGCAGACGGCGGCAATGCGCTGGTTCACCGCGATCCGGTTGGTATAGGAGAACACCCTGTCCTCCGGGCCGGCGCTCAACTGCCCCATTCGCAAGACCAGTTCGGACGTGAGGGCGCAAACGACATTCTCGTCAGTCTTCGTCCTTTCGAGCAAGCATGCCCTCTCCGTGAGGTTCACGTGCTTGCCACGAACCCGCATGGCTTCAGATACGCGCGCGGCGGTGTCATGCATGAAAAGGACTATGCCGGACAGATGAGGCAGCCTCATGGCGTCCGCTGTCTTCAGGAAGGCATCAAGCCACGCCCGATCGACAGGCTTCTTCGGCACCGGCTTGGCCTCATCGAACGGCTTTATCTTGATCGGGGCGCACCATCCCAGATCGTGCGCGTGATTGATGACGGCCTTGGCGGGGGTGATTACCTGCCTGTTTTTCGTGGCGCCAGACGCATTCGGGTAGAGTTCCGTCGCCATGCTTCGAATCTCACCCGGCTTCAATTTCGCCAGCGTCCGGCCTTTGAGACGGCGGATCAGCCTTGGCAGGTAGCGCCGTTCCCCGCCCTGCTGCATGTAGTGCAGCGCCGCTTCCTCGAATGTCCTTACGGCCTCTTCGCCATAGGAATGACGTTTCCAGAGCTTCGCCTCGAAGATGGCGCATTGCTCTTGGGCTGTTTTGCGGTCGCGAGTTTTAAGGCTGCGTCGAATGCGCTTTCCGTCGAAGGTTCCAACGACGTACCAGATCCCTTTTCCGTCTCTGTCTTCGATTTCGAGTGGCATAGGGCTTCCCTCAGCGCGGCAATGTGTTCGGGATAGAAAACCTTGCGAACCCCGCGCCGCTCATAGTGCGGGTAGACGGCTATAACGTCCACAAGGTAGCGTCGAGAGCATCCAAGCAACAATGCCGCCCCGTCCATGTCAACGGGGAGCATGCTGGCCGTCCATGCTGGTAGGGCCGTCACTTCCCGTCGCCTCCCATATCCTGGAGGGCGCGGCGGGCCGCCTCTTTCGGGTCATTTGTCCCAAGTCGATAACGTCTGCGGATATCTCCCTCGTACCAGGTGACGCAGTATTCGTCTCGAAGCCTTGTGATCCGCCAGCCCGACATTCGTATTCCTCCACATCGCTCGCCCTTATTCGGAGCAACTTGCCGCCAAGGCGAAACGATGGCAAGTTCCCAGCGGCGATCAGATTCCGCACATGGCTTTCAGAGCAGGCCCAGCGCTCCGCCAGCATTGCCGGTGTGTAGACGCGTGTCATCACTCACCTCTATCGGGAGCACTGGATTGGGAGAGGGAGCGACGAACGGAGCTTTCGAAAAATCCCCGCAAAAAATCGGCAGTCAGCCGTGCCGCTTGGCGGGACAGGTCGCCCTCTCCAAAGTCGATAGTCAAACGCCATCTACCCGCGTCACAGACCTCAGAAACAATCGGAGCCGTCAGCTTCGCCATCTACCTGCCCTCAGTCGTCCGATTTTATATCGGCAAGCACGCGGTCTCTCTCAGCCAGGAGTATCGCGGCGATCTGGCCGCATGCCTCTTTCGAAAGGCTGAAACTGACGCTCGTGTCGCCTATCGGCCAGATGCCCCCTTCGCCATCGTCGCCGGCCTCGATAAGCTCAACGGTCCCAGAATTGCGCTCGGGGTCGTATTTCAGTGTTATTGGTAGGAATTGCATAGTTTTCTCCTTTGGTTTTTAGTTTAAAAGAATGGACATCTACCTGCCCTCTGTTGGGGCGGTGGGGAGCGCGAGGGCGCGTATTCCATTTGCCATTGAACGGCGGTTGGGGTCTGCGAACCATGTCAGGATATACGTGGCGGCTTCTTCCAATCCGACCCTTCGGCCATCGTTAAAGCCCACCAACCGGCTCTCCGCCTCTACCGCTCCGCTGGCGGGCGGAGCCGAGCGCTCCTTCGCGGCCCGCAGATTGGCCATGACCTCGTCGAGGGCTGCCGCATGGGCGTACACCCACTCATAGAGTTCGTCGGTCTTGTCCTTGTCGCCAAGCTCGTACTGGACGCGCATGGTCATGAACTCTCGATGCCGCATCGCCAGCCATTCCTCGAACGATTCGAGGTCCTTCACGCCGGTATGGGCCATCCACGGTTTTAGAGCCGTATTCCCGGCCAAGAGGTCTGACAACGGGATCATACCCGCCGCCTTCATGCGCTCGTCGAGGCTCGCCACCGGTTCGGCGCTGGCGGGGAGAAGGGCGGAACGGAGCGCTCTCAGTTCGCCAAGAGTGACCTGCACCCATTCGCGATCATCATGCGGACCTTCTCCGTGGTCGGGCTTGTCGTAGGCATTTGCCCTGTCCGCCAGCGACTTCACCCCCTCAAGGGGAGCCTGCTTCGATGGGGCGGATAGGACTGCATCGAGGTCTGCTCGCATCGTTGGAGCGCCATCCGGTGCCTTGCCTCGATAGGCGGTGTAATGGAATGTGCCATCGAGCATGGCGCGGAGCCGTTCGGCTGCTGCCTTCGGATCAAGCGCGCTCATTCTTCCGCTCCTATGTCCAGTCGTCATCGAGGCCGCAGGCCCTTGCGTCGTCCAGCAGCATTGACGCGGTGTGTGAATTGAGTCGGCGAAACTTTTGCTCGTTAACTCGGCACTCGGCATAGTCGGAAGAAAGAATTGCTCCGGTATTGGTATCTCGGACTATGCAAAGAAGCACCGTTTCTTTTGGTTCGCGCAAGGCAGATAACCAGCGCCAAATGTTAATTATCATTTCCCGCCCTCCAGATCGTTCCCGCGCTCGGCTGCTTCGGATTTCGAGGCGGCTAGAGCGGATGCGAATAGCGCACTCCATTCCGGCCAATCACGGTCTAGAACGTCCCACTCGCCGTGGTTCCAGCATTTCAGGAAAGCTTGCGGCTCGTCGGTTTCGATGGCGAAGTTGATTGCTTTCCGCCAATCCTCGTAGGGATGGTGCAAGCGATCTTCTTTCAGTCGCTCGATTTCCGCTGTTGCGGCGGAAAGAGCGGCTTCGGCAGCCTTCTTTTCCCCGGCTGCCTTTTGCCACCATTCGTGGCTGCGGGATTGCGATGCGCGGATACGCTCGACACAGAACGGCAGGTCCGCCGTGTACATGTCGCCTATCTTCCGCCCGAAATACTCAGAGCCGCCGGCAGTCAGTCCGGTGATCGCCTTCGTGGCCTCGTGGGCGTAGGAAGCAAGTTCCGCCCGCTCCAGCAGCATCTTGCCGAGCGCTTGATCCAAGTCGGTGATGCTCTTTGTCGCGTTGGCTTCGAAAGCCTTCAGCCGCTCACGCTCCACTTCCAGCGCGGCATTCGCTTCGGAAAGCGAACGGATGAGGGCGGCGGCTTGCCGACAATCGCGAAGAAGCACGGGGACATCTTGCCGCCCCATGTGAGCTTCCAGTCGCTCGATAAATTCCCCCACCAGCGTATCTTGCGGCAGGCCCTGCGCTTCTTTTGTGGTCATGATCAGTCACCTTCTCGATTTTGGCCAACTGGCCATAGCCATTGCTTTTGAAAACCACGGCTTTGAATCATGCCCTTCGGCTTGATCAGCCCGAGGTGTTTCGCCTTGATCCGCGCGATTTTGGATTTCTCCGCAACGTCCCGGGCGGTCTTTTCCTTGTGCGCCTTGCCACGGAGGATGGGCGCCAGGTTGTCTTCCGAATTGGTGCCGCCGTTACAGAGGGCTATAATATGATCGAAATCATATTGATCGCCGGGCTTGATTTTGCGACCCGTCCAATGACAGCGCCCGTTATGGGCTTCGAACACCCGGAGCTTTACGCGCGGCGGGATCGGCGTGTCATCGGAGGCGCCAATCCATAGGGGGACGGCACGCGACATCACTGCGTCTCCCGGCGCACATTAAAAGCGACAAGCCGCGAAAGCTCTCGTTCCATGCGCTTGAATAAGGCGGCCTCACGTTCTACCGCGCGCCGAAGTTGCTCGTGCTTCGCTTCCATGAGTGCGGCGTAGGGCTTCCGGCGGGTATGGGGTGCTACATGGATTGTCATGCTGCGGTCCTTTCCATGCTCGGGTCCGTCCAGCGCACGCCGTGCCGGTCACCGTATTCGATGATGCAGGTGATAAGATCGGCCATCTGGCGCACTGTCAGCCGTGAGGACCGAAAGCCGAGAGGAAATGGCCCGGAGCCGTCCAAGCCCTCACAGAACTGCACCTGATGCCCAAGGGCATGCATGAATGCGGCTTTCCACGTCTCGGCTACCCAGCGCCTGCCTTCGGGCTTGGCGCGGCTAATATCCGACAGGAGCGCCCACATCTTGGCGTTCTGGTCGGCATTGCGTGTCGCTTCACGGATTGTCAGCACTGCACCCGCTGGCGCTACGTCAACCAGCTTGTGCGCCATTCTTTTTTGGCTATCGCTGTGGAGTATTATTGTTTGCATAGGATTTGCCCTGACATATGCGGAGAACCCCTTTCTTAGAAATCCCAACCATTGCCCCGATCTTTGCTAGGGAGAGTCCATCTCCCCGCAGGCACTTCACCGCGTTAACCTGGTCGTCGGTCAGTTTTGAGTTGGCTGGGCGCACTCCGATATTGGGGGCTGCCCGACGCCCCAACCTCGTCATGTGATCGAGGTTCTCCCTCTGTGAACACCACTCCAAATTATCCGCATGGTTGTTCAGCGGGTTGTTATCGATGTGGTTGACGAGTGGTCTAGAATTTGGATCGGCATTCGGTATGAACGCCTCAGCCACCAAACGATGAACCCTTGCCTTCTTGCGCGGAAAGGAGAGTTGGGTGGTGTAATATCCGTGGTCGCCGCAGCATCGCTTTTTCTCCCGGCCATCCTTTTTGCGACGAACGCGACCGCAGGAAGAAACCTCATAAAAGGGTTCCCAACCAACTACCGGTCGCCACTCTTCCAAAATCACGGTCTGCATGTCGGGGCCTTTCCGGGGCCAATGCGGGTCCTGTTGAAACCCACACCGGCCCCTTTGCTGGCTTCAGAAGGGGATGGAATCCTGGTCTAAATCGCCTGCCGGGTCGCCGTAGCTCGTGCGGTCTGCCTCACGGTCGGATTTCGAGACATAGGCGGACATGCCGGGTTGCTCGTCCTTGCGCTTCTCGTTGCCGCCCTGAAGGTCCACGTCATTGACGCGGATGGTGAGATACGTCTTGCCGTCATGCTCGCGCCTGCCGAGGTCACCTGACACGGTTACGGGCGTTCCCTTCTTCAGGTGGGGCTCCAGGCTTCCGCCGCGCTTGCCCCACAGGCTGCAATCGAACCAGAGTGTCGATTTGTTTTCGCCGTACCCGTCATCCACGGCAACGGAGAAGGAAGTGACGGGATCGCCGTTCTGCGTTCTGCGGAGTTCTGCGGATTTGCCGATGCGGCCCGCTATCGTGATGTTTTTCATTGGAATTTGCTTTCTGCCGTTGCGTTAATGACGCGAAGTTCGTCGTTGATGGAATGCTTGAGAGCCTTGTCCAACGGCACATCGGCCAACTCAGCGGCGTCCATCGCGTTCATGATGGAACGCTCGATGGCGGCGAACTCTTCGGTCAGCACGTCAAGGAACTGTCGGTTCCATTTGAGTTCCTTCGCCTTGCCGCGATAGAACGTTTTCAGACTTTCAAGCTGTGCGAGGGTGTGGCAATCCACGGCATCCTCATAAAGCTGGGCCTTCAATTCTTCGGCGGAACCGTTGTTCTTGAGCCAGTAGGACGTGCGGGTACCGTCCTCTCGCCATCCCTTCTCGGGCAAGCCGTTCGCTTTTCGGGGAGGGTTGGCTGGCTCGTCCGAGAACTCCTGCCGCATGGTGTTGACGTACTTGTTGTCGTCGAACATGCCCATGTGGACATCGGCGCCGACGCCAATCAGCTTGAGGGCGTTCGTTACCGCGTCGGTGAACGCCTTCTTGAACGCCTCGTCATCGCTCTTGAGGCCGGACGAGAACTTGTTGACGACCTTGTCGCCGCCGACGCCGTAGACGGTCCTCTGGCGTTCTCCGGGGGCATAGGTGTACCAGACGGAGGCGGTGCAGTAGACAAGCACTTCGCCCTCCGGGCCGGGAACAACCTGGAATGCTGGCTCACCGACGCCCCAGCCAAGCCCGCAGGGGCCGAACTCTTCCGTCATGCGCCGGTAGGACCACATAGGCTTGATGGCCGTGCCGGAAAAGCCGCCGCCGCGTTTGAATTGCTTCGTATGCGCGGGATCGGTTCGGCCAAGGTTATCCCAAAGCTTCGTGTTCTCAGTCATTGCGATTGCCTTTCCGTTCGTCCAAAATGATTGTGGCCATGATGTTCTGAGCTCGGTCCAGGCCAACAAGCCTTCGGACATCGATGAACGCGGTTCTCAGGTGATAGGTGAGGAAATCCTCATCATCCCCCAAAGCGTTCTTGGGCGCTTCCCGGCTCTCTGTCTGGACCGCGCTCATACGACGAGGCTCCAAAACCCGATGGCGATAATCACCAGCATCAGGGCGATTGCGGAGGCGATATCCTGCACTGTGTCCACGGTCTTCTACTCCTGCTCTAATGAGGGTTTGAGGGCGGCTTCGATGGCGTCCATCGCGGTCTTGCCGTGTTCTGAGAACCAAGCCTCATCGCCGTTTGCTGCGCTCAGACCGCCCTCTTCTGTGGCCACAAAGACGATCTGCTTGACAACTTTGCGGGCCGTCTCCAGCGCCTTCACCAGTTCCGCTTCTCGCGCGCTGGCGGGCGGGGCGAGAAGGGCCTCCTCTATTTCCCCGGCGGTTGGCGCCGGAGATGCATCAATCATGGCTGCAAAAATTCGATCCGGCACGAAGCCGTAACTGTTATAGATTTCAACTGCAGCATCGTGCATACCCACGTCAGGCTCTTTCAGCACAAGCCGCCAATCGGCAGTCCGACCACGGGCCGGAGTCTCGACAATGGCTGTGACCATGCTGCAATCCGTGTCACCCACCGTAGGGGCGGTCGCAGCTGCCTCGAACGCCTCCATAATCGCCCTGCGAGCTGCATGGAGTTCGTCCCTGTCTGCCGGATCGTCGGAGCGCTCGTAGACGCCTGCTGCGTTTTCAAAGCGGTCGAGTAGGTTGAGTAGGGAGGTCATAGGAACCTCGAATAGCTGATTTGGAACCACGCAAACCGCGCCCACCAGATTGTCTCGCCGTCGCGACGGGCCTTTTCGGTGAGCGACTTCCGATGCGTGAAGGACGGCATCCAAAACCCGAAAGGGTTGAGCGTTATGGAAATGCGCGCAGCGCGAAGCGGGTATGGAATGCGCTTCTGAATAAAGTTGAGATGGCTCACAGCACCGCTCCTGATGTCTCGTAGGTGACAGCAGCCTGTTCAAAGCGGTCGAGCATGGAAAGGAGGTCGGTCATGGCTGCACCGACTTCGCGATGGCCTTGCGAGGCGCGTCGGCTATGGCATCTTCAGCGCGGTCAAAGCACTGCAACGCCTCGTCTCGCGCTGGAGTTTGCGGCATACGCTGAATGATGGGCTTGGCATTCTGTAGATGCCGTATAGCCTCTTCCTCCGCTTGCCACCCGCCAGATAAGGCCGAACGGATGCGAGCTTCGAAGTCGGCTTGAGCGGCGGCTTTGGCGGCCTCGACAGTATCGAAGCCTGCCCAATCCATCGGATCGTGCGCCCACCAAAGAAGATATGCGGGTCCGACACTCTGCCGTACGCTGACCGAATAGACGCCTCCGATCCCGTCAGCGCAGAACAGGCTGTCATCCTCGTCAGGGTCTTTGGGGTGGTCGGTGGGTTCCCGCCACTCTAGCGGCTTGACCGCAACGGCCTCCGCCTGCCTCTTGCCGTCCGGCGCTGCCCGCGCCACGAACCAGTTATCCCAAGCGTCCTGTAAGGCTTGGGCGAGAGAGGCTTGCATCTCATCGCCGTCATCGCCCTTGCAGCCCAAGAAATACTGTGCCAAGTCGAAGCATTTGCTGTCGTAGGCCATCAAACTGTCTCCCTGCGAATAAGGGCAATGCGCCGGTCAATTGCTTCGGAACGCCGGATGTGGCAGCTGCCCAACTTGTGGAAAAAGCTCTGATAGTCGTCCGCCTCCACCTTCCTTGCGAATGTCCGTTGGAACATCGCTTGCGGTGGCATCGTGAGGCTGAAAATCGTTACTGTGATCATGGCGTGGTTGCCTGAAACTCATCAATGAGCGACAGCAGCAGCTTGGCGGTCGCAACCCGCTGTGGATCGGCGCTCCAGTGCTTGATATCGATCTTCGCCTTCTCCCGCTCCAGGCGGACTTCAAGGCGCTTCTTGGTGAAGGCCAGATCGTCCGTGTCCTTGATCCCGTACATGAGGGCCAATCCCCAGCGGATGTTCGGATAGGGATTGGAGGGGTGGGACTTTACGAACTCGACCAGATCGCCAACGACAGGCTGGCGGAGCTTGGCGAGGACGCGGGTCAGGTCCGGGATGGTGAATTGCGCGAGGGCGTTCATGATTGCACCTGTGCTTTGGAGAGGGCGGTGTTAACTTCACTCCATCCATCTTCGTCAAAACAGGAGAACTCCCCACTGTGCGCTACGCGCTTAAGGGCCTCCAGCATGGCGGAATGAGTGCCGACCGGCAGAACGATGTAGCCATCGAGCACAAGCTGCATGAAAAGGTCGTCGCCAATGATGCTGGCTGGAGTGTGTTTCGCATTCATTTCAAAATCCCCATCAGGACATCGAGCCAGATAAGGCCAATGCCTATTGCGGTGGCGGTGAGAGGGATCGCGGTCATGTCACAGCACCTTGATTGCGCCGCCAAAGCCGGCGAGAGGGTTGGGGCGACTGTATCCGCGAGGATGAGTGTGGGAGATCAGCCATTGCAGCGCCGCGAACCGCGGCATCGCTTTGAGGTCTGGAATTTCGATCTTGTTCGACCGAACCGCGTATGTGGAACCGTCCCATTCGACGTAGCGCTTGGGGCCACGGTTGCTGCTGCGCTTCATGTCTGCTCTCCAATTTCAGCCAGTAAGCCTTGCGGCGGGTGGCGGGGTTATGCCGGTATTCCTGCTTCATCAGCCCATTCAGAAAGGGCTTTGAGAAAGGCTCGGAAGTCAGAGGCGGGCACTTCGATCAGGTTGCCGTCCTGCTGCATGGCAACGTGCGTGAGCAGGCCGCTGAAGGTCGGGCTGACGAAAAGTTCCTCGAAGCCGCCTTCAAAGCTGAACCTGGCGCTGACTTCGGTGGTGGTCTGGATCGTGTGCTTCATGGCCGTAGCCGTTCTCCGTTGTTGTTAGCGATACTAACATCACAGACGCCGTTGTAAACCCCAATTCGTCAGTTTGGCTAACTTTTTTTATTGAGGCAGTCCGCGCAATGCGCTAGTGTGGCTTATGGAACAATGGATGAAGAATGACCCTGGATTGTCACTGGCTGGGGAGTGGTACCGCGACCGCGACGAGTGGGTTCGGCACATTCTGAGCCGAGATTATCTGTCCTCGGATTGCCAGCGCGTGGCAATTTTCATCGCGCTGCACATGAACCGATATGACAACCACACCAAGCACCAGCAGACGACAATAGCCAAGGATTTGCACCTCGGAGTCGCCACCGTGAAGCGAGCCGTGAAGAAGCTCATGCAGGAGGGGTTGATTGACCGGGAGCAGGTAATCCGGGGACGGCGGAATAGGGCCGTCAACCACTATTTTCTGATCTTCCCGTGGCGTCCCTAAGTATCACTGCTGATACTTCGACAAGGTATCACTGCTGATACCCCTAATAACGGTAGACATAATAACGGTACTTATTTGAAGGGATATAGGGCTCTGAGAGAGAAGATTATATCTCTAGCCCTTTCGGACAAGACCACGAACAAAACCGAGGGCCTCGGCCTGCACATCGGCGGGTTTCCCCCTCAATGCGTCGGTGATATCGACCACGATGCCATCGACCAGAGGATTGACCCGCAAAATGTCCCACGGGTCGATCTGGAACGCGTCGGCAAGGGAATACATCATTTCTTCGGTCAGCGCCGTTTCGCCGCTCTCGATCTGTGAAATGAGGCCGCGCGACCGCTCTACCCGCTCAGCTACCTGGTCCTGTGTAAGCCCGCGCTTCTCCCGCCACTCCTTCGCGTAGTGCCGAGGCTTGGCGCGTTCCTTGGTGGTTTTGCGGACTTGTTTAGCCATGCTGGCATGATCGCGCCGCAACAATTTTCAGTCTATCCAGCCAAACTAACAAATTTCGCTTGCAATGTCGCGTTAGCCATACTAACGTTGGCGAATGGACAAACTCACCACATGGATGAAAACGGAACGCGGGCGGCTTGCTGAATTGGCGACGGCCTGTGGGATCACTCACGCCGCGATCCTGCAATGGACGCGTGTTCCAAGCGAACGGGTGGTGACTGTCGAGCGGGTTACGGGGATTCCACGGATTGAACTCCGCCCCGACCTGTATTCGGAGCGGGTCCAATGACCTCAGTGCGCGAGATACCGGATCTTCTGACCTCCGCAGCAAGCGAAGCCCAAAGCCTCCATGGTCTGCTGCATTCCCTTGATAACGGAGGTGCTGTTCAAGATGAGCCGGGAGACGACGATGTGGTCGTTTCCCACGCCATCGTAGATCGATTTCTGCGTGGCATAAAAGGTGAAGCGATAGACACCGTCGCCCAAGTCTTCGATGTCCGCGAGGCCCG